ACTGTGAGATCAGCAGTGGTTAGTGGACCAAACACATCAACATTGCTGAATGAACAGTTCTTGGCTTTTTCAATCAAGATGCCTGTGTTGAGTTGATTGGTTTGAAAGGCCATGCCTGTGACTTCAATGTTTTGTGGTGCTAGAAGAATGTTAACTCCAGTATTGCCCTGTGCGTCGGCTGTTTGCGCAATGTAACTGGGCAATGATTCTGCAGCCCAGTAAGCAGTTAAACTCGGTGGTAGGCCAGCCAGTCCTGCAGGCACTGGTGCGATGCTGCGATAGTACAGACCATTTGTCACGTAGTATACCAACACTCCTTGAGTATAGGCTGTGTTGGCTGCCCAGTTTTGTATGTTGAAACTGATTATACTACTGTTGGCACCTTCGCCATACATTCTGGCAAAACTAGGTATCACAATAGTGTCTGTAACGATATAAGTGCCAGCAGGGAAAAACAAACTTCTACGAACTTGTGTGTTGTTTTGCACAGTGTATAATTGAGCCAGCGCCCGATTGATCGCTGCTGTGTCATCTGTTGACCCATCACCTGTGGCACCAAAGTCTGTGATCACTGCATAACTATCCAGTCTGCTTTGTAGACTTTGAGATACTGGTGTACCAGATGTGGCTCCCGTTTGTACGGTGTATCCAGCGGCATCACCTTGATAAGTGTACTGGTCAGCAAATCCTAGAATGTCTGAATATTCTGTGAGAATTTCAGTGTTGCCCACCGCAGGCGCACCATCTTCCAATGTGCCGTTGCCAATGAACAGTCTACGGTCATCCACTGCCCAGCCCAGTTCAGCGCCAGCCAAGGGTTGGGGTAAATCTACTTGTAAACCCTTGCGGGCGGTGATTCGTGATATTTGTACAATTGCCACAGTGTGATTCCTTCGGGTATCACATATTTAGCAAGTAATACTGTTCGACCTTTTTCCACCACATGCTGCGATACTTTTCAAACTCCTGACCTTCCAGCACAAATTCCTGATATTCGGGCTGGGTAATCATGTTCATTTGATCATCTACAGTGGGTTTCACACACATTAAAACTACGCCTTTTTTGATTCGTGTACCATGCAATTCGTTGTGTGCTTCAGCATAGGCACACAACTGCACAAAGTAATCATCAATCCATTCACGCTTTTTGGGCTTGTTGGTTTGCTTGTAGTCCAGGATGGATTCTTCGTTCAAGTGTATGCCTGCGCCATCTGTGGTGCCTGCGTAGACCTTGGGGAAATACAGCGGAACTTCAATGCCCCAGAATTCACTCACGTTTTTGAGTCCATGTTCCACAACTTTTTGTGCCATGGCATGACTGGCCCAGGAGAATGGGTTTGTGCCACGGTCTTTGATCACCCCATCTCGAACATACTGCTCAAGATAAGTGTGCATGCGGGTGCCACGGTTAGCTGCTTCTGTTGTGATGGCTTGTGCTTGCTCATGGCCTACACGGTTGCGCCAGTTCTGCAAGGCTTTCTTGCTTTCTTCACTTTTTGTGGCATCTAGTATTGTGGTCACTGACGGCAACCGGTTGCCATCGGGTGTGGCATACAATCTGCGACCATTGACATTTTCCCTGGGAATGGGTTGATAGTTAAATTTTGGATTATACATATTCTTTTACGTCTTGGAGGCAATAATTCAACAAACTGGTGCTGCCAAATAGTTCACTGTTGTATGTTATACGATCCGCATTGGCATGCCAAATTTCTTCTAGATCATAATATATTCTGGATATTTCATTCACACATTTTCTCACACGCAATTGCCAGTCTGGTTCTTGGTCAAACGAGTAATCTATTCCAGTGTAATTCATGTCAAACCCCATGTATGCCAATTGATCAACACACTGCTTACTGGCCACTGGAAAAAACAATGACCCGGCACGCAAAGGTTTGGTGATTTTTTCAGTAACGCAGAATGCATGTACCGAAGTTTCAGTGGCGAGATTGGCCCAACAATCTTGATAAGCTGGAGTTGTGCTGTCATGACAATTGTTCCATGTGTATCCAGTGTCACTGAATATAGGAAATTGTTTTTGTGTTTTATCAAAATAATTTTTTATGTCTGCTCCCAATACAAATAACTGATCCAAGGATGCAACGTCACCGCAGCCTCCTAGATCACAGTCTAATCCTGCAAAACTAATGTACACTTGATCAAACCAAGGTTGTTGAGCCAACAAGTAGTAGGTCAAAAATCTATGTAATCTTGGTTGCCTATTCAGGCAACTAAGCTGTTGTGTTCTTGTTTTTTTTATTGCATCGCATTGACCTTGGTAAGATTGTATGGCCGACACCAACCAGATAGGATAAAATAAAAAATTCAAATCTCTATGTTGTTGCGCCACTTTTATATCTGAAACCAGAATTGGTGCGATAGTGTATAATTGATTTTCAGTGACAGTGACTACCAATTCTTTTTCTGGAAATGGGTCAGATGTGGCATCTATGAATGAAGGATTGCGATTTTTGACGTACTCATGCAGGCCGTCATTCGAGCAGCGTGTTTTACAATAATTGTGTATGTCCCACCATGCAAGGCGGTTGGCATTGCGAAAGATTGCGTATGTATCAATCAACATCTAAATTGGTCTTGTCAAGTATGATTGTAACTCTGGGCAACCGGTTGCTGTTGGGTGTGGCATAGTATCGTCGACCTTTGATGGTCGCCCGGGGCACAGGTTGATTATTAAATTTTTCTACAAATTTCGTCATATATTGATTGATTATATTTGGCTATTTTGTTTAGTTGATTTATCTTGGTTGTTCGGTTTGGATCGTTATAAAGATCCTTGAGGCTTTGTAACATTGCTGTCATTCTACCTCGAGGAGTCAATTTATTGTCATAACTCTCATCAATTACATCATTGAATGTTTGAAATCCAAATTTTTGTAGAGTTTTTAAACTACCTGAGCCAGAAAACAAAACAAATGGTTTTCCACTGGCAAGACATCTAGCCGTTTTTTCAGTGAACCATGAATCAGAAAATATGTCAGTTTCTGCCACACATTCAATTTGATATTTTGGCCATAACATGTGATAGGCCGATGTGGATTGTTGCCAGTCAAGAAATCCTGTGTTATTTCCGCTAAGTTTTAGTATTTCATCTGTGTCAAATTTTTTAGATCTCATCCAATCAAGTTCAGATTCATAAGCACCATCAATTAACAAGTAATGACCATTGACCTCAGCCACAGTGGGCCGAAATATCAAAAAGTTATCGTTAGGAAAAACACAATCTAATTGATATGCTAGATTAAATCTGCCAGGAGTAAACCTACTAATTAAACAACCAATAAATTTAGCATCAAGGTCAATGTTGTTAAAATTAAAATTGTCTTGAAAATGTGTTTTAGTGTTCTTAAAAATGTGCAGGCTCAATTGCTTGTGTTGAAAATTGTAATCCCACTTTTGGTGATGAGAGTAAAAAATTACAGTGGATCTAGCAACAGTACCTTGTTGACAAAGGCCTTCAAAAAAATTTATTATTCCACGATGTTCAATATTTTCTCCGTCATTGGCAATGATTTCAATTTGTTGACCGCAATAGCATGTTTCAAACATATCCAACAATAACTCTTCATGATGTGTTGTAAAAGCCGATCCTATCTTGTGACATTCGATGGTAATGATGTTATCTGTGACTATTGCTAGGTTATTGACATTCATTAGGTCAAACTCTAAAACTTTCTCCGCAGCCACAGCGGTCACGTTCATTGGGATTGGTAAATTCAAAGCCTTCGTTAAGGCCTTGGCGTACATAGTCTACTTGGGTGCCTACCAAGTACACATCATGTTTTTTATCTACCAGCACACAGAAATCATTTTGAGCATAATTTACAGTACCAGCATCAGGTTCATATTCTTTAACATATTCTAACACATAAGCCAGGCCACTGCAACCGGTAGTTTTCACCCCCAGACGTATGCCAGCATAGCCTTTGGTTGCGACTAATTTTTGTATTTTGGATTGCGCTTGCTCAGTTATGGTTATCATACTAATATTTAATCAATGTTTGAGATACGCAAATCCAATAACAATGTCCGGTGCACAATACACTTGTATCAGTTTGTATAATGTGTTGATTAAATTCTTCATTGATTGTTAGAGGTTGAAAATTTATAATCATGTATTAAGAAATTTCCTCTAGAAAATTTTTAATAAACTGAATTATGATTTCCTTGTTGAGTAATTCCAGGAATTGTATTTTTTGATGTTCTGGCAGTAAGTCTTGAACCTGCAAGCAAAATTTTTTGTTTTTTAACAATTGTTGCATACCAAGCGAAATTTCACAACCATAAGGATCTGTAACATTTCCTTCAAAATCTTGAGTGAGTAAAAACGCATTTTCGTTTATCAAATTATTATAAAGATTATTACACAGTAACAAATGCCCTTCGCTAGACAACAAATTATCAATAAGTAATTCAGTGTCAATACGCGAACCAAAGAACTGTAATATAGTTAAATTTATTACACTAATTGTTTCGCATATTATGGATACTATAACCATTTCTACTAGATTGCGTTGACTAAATGAAGTGCATTTCTTTGGAACAGTGCTTACATAAGTACCGTACCCGTGACCTATACGAGTAACTTTGCTGTATTCAAACTCCCATTTCCGCTGATATTCTGGATCATACAGGGCCGGGCTGGCCGGCAATGGTTCATTAATGAACCAAATAGGCAGCATGTTTTTTGCAACAACTTGTTGCATAGTATAGCGCCATGAATCAACTGTTTGCCCTGGCAATCCACAAATCACCTGAGTTTTGACCATCAGATGAGGATGTTTAGTGGTCAATTCCTCAGCCATGGCCACATGTACATCCCATCCAACATCTGGACGATCAATATTTTTTAATACTTGTTCATTGACGTCTTGTATGGAAAAATTCAAAGTTTTTTGTACCAGTCCACTTTCGGCCATGATATTAAAAATTTTCAAATTGTTTTTTTTGTTTAACTTACTGTAATTTCCTGATATCCGAAAATTTGCATTTTCTTGCAGATTTTTTTGAGCAAAATACTCAATCATGTCAACATCTTCATTGTACTGTCCAACATTGGCATCTGACAGATATATGTTTTTGACCCCTAGTTTTTGAAACAAATCAATTTCTTGTTGATAGGTATTTTTACGTCGAGACACTTTGTTGCCAAGACCACTGTTCCAGTCGCAAAATGTGCATGCATATGGACATCCTCTGGTCAATGTGTAAGCAATCCATGATGATTTATTACTAACATATTGTTTATGAGTATGAGCAGCAATCATGCGCTCAAACAGTTCTGCACAGTGTACAAAAGGACTGATTTCTAACATTTTTACAAACTTATAATCGGCTACAGTAGTTTTTCCAGTTTGATTGTTTTTCCATGCACAGTTAGAAGTGTTGAATGCAATCATGGGCGTTTTCAATACTATATGACTGACAATGTCAGTAAATGCCTGTTCTCCCGCGCCATACACTGCATAGTCGATGTAAGGATGTTGTTCAAAAAAATTTTTGTCGACATTGACATCAATACTGGGACCACCTGCAATTATTGCCTTGAGATTCAGTTTAGATTTTACACGAGATAACTGATTGGTTAAAAAATCATGGTTCCAAAGGTAGTGGCTGGTGCATAAGATATCAGTATTGGTTTGTTTGATATATCGGAGTAATTCTTCATCACTCAACGAATCTTGTATAGGCAGCACCCATTCTAATTTTTCTGCTAGATCCGGATATAATATATCAATAAATGTTTTGAACACCAAAACATTAACCTTGACCCAACCTGTCATTCCGCTGTGATAAAATAGTATTCTAGTTTTTTTTGTAAAAATACTGCTTGGACTACGTGGCATAGTGTTCTAATGTTTTTTTCTGTAGTCCTCTACGGCGGCCTTTATAGCATCTTCAGCAAGAATAGAACAATGAATCTTGACTGGTGGCAGTGCGAGTTCTTGAGCAATCTGTGAATTTTTAAGAGCTGCGGCCTCGTCAAGCGTTCGTCCTTTAACCCACTCGGTAACAAGAGAACTGGAGGCAATCGCACTGCCGCATCCGTATGTTTTGAACCTAGCATCTGTTATAATCCCGTTTTCAACTTTGATTTGCAATTTCATCACATCGCCGCAGGCTGGTGCGCCCACCATGCCTGTGCCAACGGTATCATCAATTTCAAACTTGCCCACATTGCGTGGATTTTCATAATGATCGATTACTTTTTCTGAATAAGCCATGTGATATTTCCTTCGCTGATTATAGCGTATTTACTGATTGATGTCAATGGGAATGGGTTACTTGTTCATTCCGCGTTGCATGGCGGATTTGGCCGAGGCGGCCACAATGTCTTGTGCTTTGTTTACTGGCATTTGCGTTGGTCCTTCAGGAGCTGCGCCTTTGTATTTGATTATTCTGGGATTTTGTGAATCCATGGGTTCCAGCACACTGTCCAAAGGAGGTTGACTCACAATGCTGACAATGTTTTTTTCATTAACTGGAAATCCTAAACTACGAGCAGCAGAAATAAATGCATCGGTGCTGATCTGTTTTTGTGCGTTTTCGTCATCGGCCCGGCCAGAAAGAAAGTTCACAAGGCCCAATAATTTTTTTGGATCTGGTGAACCCCCGGATTCGACTTCGTCGATTCTCATTATCTACGTGCTCGGCCCAGTGCGGCTCCTGCTGGTGCAGGTTCTTCAGCATCCATTTCAGCACCTATATCTGCACCTATGTCGGCACCTAGTTCAGCACCAGGCATTGGAGGAGGCGCAGCACCTGGCATGCCGCTGGCAGCCATGCTGGTGTCTAGTGCAGCAGGTTGTCCTGTGACCACACCCAGTGCGGTTTCCAGTTGTTGCTTGGCGCCTTGTAAGTTTTGCACAAGTCCTTGCAATGCCGCTGTAACATCACTGTTGAATTGTGTGGCTTGTTCCATGCCAATTTGATTGCGAATTGAATCTACCAGAGCAGGCAATTCTTTGAATTGCATCTCTGTGGTGTCTTCCAACATTGATTGCATTTTGTCTACCATGTCTTGCGCAGCCAATACAACTTGTGCTTGTTGAACTTCTGATTCTTTCAACATGCTGTAGGCTCTACGCAAACGACTTTCAGCAGTCATCAACGCAGCACCAGCAACCATTTTTTGTTCGTCAGGTGTGAGATTTTGACCAGTTGTACTTTTCTTTATTGCTGCTGCCAATTTGGGATCCTTGACATCCACTGCGGGCTTGGCACTGGATGTTGTAGCAGTGG